CACCGATCGATCGACCGGCTAGACACGGACGTGCGCGCCATGCCGCACACCTACGTTACTCGCGAGGACTATAAGGACGACATCCGCGACATCCGCGAAATGCTAGGTAAGATTTTTGATCGGTTGGATCACAAGCAGGACAAATAAGGAGGTAGCTATGAAACAGTACGTCTTAGCCCGTGCTAAAGAGCCGTCCACTTGGCGTGGCGTGTTGCTGTTCTTGACCGCGATGGGCGTGCCGATCGCGCCTGCCTTGGCGGAGCATATCGTCACCGTTGGTTTGGCGCTCGCCGGTATCGTCGGGATGGTCACCAAGGGATGATCAACTCCCGCAGTTTGGGTGACCTGCTGCCGCCCGTGCAGCAGCGCGTCGTTCGGTTTTTAAGCCTTGCCAAAGAGGCTGGCATCGACTTGATCGTCACCAGCACCTACCGCGACGCTGCCAGCCAAGAAGCACTGTACGCACAAGGCCGCACCAAGCCTGGCAGGATCGTCACCAACGCTAAGGCGGGGCAGAGCTGGCACAACTGGCGCTGCGCTGTTGACGTGGTGCCGGTGCGCAACGGCAAGCCGGTGTGGGACGCCAAAGATCCGATCTGGCAGACCGTGGGTCAGTTAGGCAAACAAGCGGGGCTAGAATGGGCCGGTGACTGGAAGCGGTTCAAAGAGTTTCCGCACTTCCAATACACCGGCGGGTTAACACTAGCGCAACTGCAGGCAGGCGCTAAGATTGCGTAGCCGAACGGCGTAGCCGCTGGCAGATAACATGCGCGCGGGTCGTCATAACGACCGTCGTGTCACGCGCGCCACATTCAAGCGGCGACGGCCCTTTGGGCTCGGGCAGGCCGATGGCAAGAAAAGTAAACGTGGCCACCGCGATGGCCGCGTAGTACACCACCACAAGGTCTTTCATATCCGTAGCAGCCTCCCAAGCAGTTTGGTGATCGGCGACGCCTCATACGGCTCAATGCCTAGCATCACGTCCTGCACGAACCGCTCCTCGGGCGTCGCAGGCTTCTGATAGAACTGCGGTGTGTAATGCGCGCCAATCTTAGGCGGGTCTTCCTTGATAAAGTAACCATCACGAAGCATCGTCTTTCCTCCTATCTTCATTTGCTCGGCGCGCGTTGACTGCTTTCTTTTTTATTAACGCTGCCTCTTCCTTAGTATAAACAGGTTCTGCGCCGTTGGCCGTTGCTTTTAGCCACACCTCGGCGGTGTAGGCGCCTGCCCCGCACGCCTTGCACTTGCGCTGGCGTCGCAGGCCACCGGCCATCTTGATGACGTTGACGACGTAGGTACGTTCGCTGCACTGCATACATTTCATGGTCGTACCGCCTTGGCCATGATCTCGATCCGCTCCCGTGCGTCACGCAGGGCGCAGTACCGCTGGTGCAGGCGCTGCAGGATCGAGCTGCGGCGCTCGGTCATGGACTCATGCGTCAGCAGCGCGAACACCTCCTCCTCGGTCATGGTGGGCAGTTTGTCATTTAGACTGCGCCAGCTTAACTTTTTCATCTTCAACCTTTTGTTCAATTTCTACTACCTTGTCAACCGCACGCATCCAAGCGCGCGCCATTTGGTTGTACTGCCTAGTAACCTGGCGCTCTTCTGTCTGCGCAGCCTTGAGTTGGGCTTTCCAGTAATCAATTCTTTTCACGTTGTTCGGCCTCCAGTTCGCGCAGGTCGTTGGCAACATCCGACACGCCATGCCAGTCGCTGCGGGCGATCATGACGTGCAGATAGTCGATCAGAATCTCGCGCTGTGTTTCGTATTTGGTAAAGTCAGTCATCGTATTGGCTCCATTTTAGGTTGTGCTGCGGTTAAAGTTGATCGAGTAAATTGTGTTAACGGCATGATGCGCTGGCTGCCGTCGGCCATCTCGATGTGCGCAAACCCTTGCGCGGACGACCAGCAGCCGTAGTAGGCACGCTGGCGACCGTCAATGTCGAACATCAGCAACCGGCCCCGGCAAGCGTCAACGCGGTCTTGCGTTAGCACGGTCTGGACACTAATGTCGTTGGTGTAGGTCAGGTAACCAGGCTCGGCGGCAACGGGCGCTGCCAGTAGTAATAAGAGTAACTTCTTCATTTCAACGCCTCCATCGCTATGTCTGAGATTGCTCGTTTGTCGTGCAGGGCGGCCCAGATTTTCTCGTCGACCGTTCTCTGTGCCATAAGGATATACACCCATACCTCTCGCAGTTGCCCGGAACGATGCAGACGTCCGACGGTCTGCTCGTACAGCTCAAGGCTCCACGGTAGGGATATAAAAGCAATGCAACTGCCTCCGTACTGCAGGTTGAGTCCGTGTCCCGCGCTTTTCGGGTGAATGGCCATAAGCTCGACCAGCCCATTATTCCAACGCGCCACCGCGTCAACGTCGTCCAGCGTCTGAACCTGCGGATAGCGACGCTTAATCTCTGCAAGCTCTTCCTGAAACTGATAGACCAATAAGGTGTTCGCACGTTGGTTCTCCTGTAGTAGTTCATCCAACCGATCAAACTTGTGACTGCTAAACCAGACCGCCGTCTTGCTCGAGGTAAACTTACCCGGCACAGCAGACGCGGTGCGCTGGCTGTCGTACGCAAACCCGGACGCCATCTGCTGCAGCTTGCTGGTAACCGCTGCAGCGTTTGCCGCTAATATTTCGGCGCTTGGAAACTGCACCACGAAGTCCTTCTTCATCTTCTCGTACGGTGCGCGGTCGTCTAGGTCACACCGCAGCTCAACCACATGACACGGCGGCAGCTTGTCGCGGTAAGCGCCCGGCTCCAGCAGATACGTCGCAGGCTTAATGCGCTCCATGACCAACTGCAGCGCGCCTGGGCGTGGCATCCACTCGCCGAAGTCGCGGTTCATACATACAAAGTATTGCTGCAAGAAGGCGCCCTTGGCACGGCCGAGCAACTTCTCGTCAACGATCTTGCACTGCCCGAACACGTCCTCGAGCCCGTTGCTGGTAAACGATCCGGTCAGACCCCAGCGAATCTTGAACTGGTCGATGACCTTGTGCAGCGCCTTGAACCGCGTGCCGGAGGGGTTCTTGAGTTTGGTCAGCTCGTCGAACACGATGGCGTCAAAGTCAGACAGATCCTGTTCGGCCAACCACTGGATGTTGTCGTAATTGATGATGACGATCTCGCTGGTCGAGCGCAAGGCTGCCGCGCGATCCTTTGGGCTGCCGACCGCCACGCGGTAAGTTAAGCCCGGCGACCACTTCGGCACCTCGATCGGCCAGACGTCCGTACACACGCGCTTGGGCGCGAGCACTAGGAAACGACTGGCGTAACCGTCCTGCACCATTGCCTGCATGGCGGTCAGCGTGATCGCGGTCTTGCCTGCGCCAACAGGCGCCAAGATCATCGCCCGATCGCGCTCGTACAGGAAGTCAGCCGCTTCATCTTGATACGGTCTGAGTGCTAACCCACTCATCAATCATCTCCTTCGACCATAAACACGCGTAGTTTTGTTTTAGCAACAGTACGTCGTTGCGAAATATTTTTTGTAACTCTGACAACCGTCCAGCTTTAGTTTTCAGTTCGACAAACCATGTTGACCCATCAGGCAGACAAGCGATGCGGTCACTCACACCGCGCTGCGTTGGCGACTTGAACTTGTACGTCCTGCCGCCAGCCCGCTCAACCGTCCAGACAAAGTACTTCTCAATTTCTTTTTCTAACATGGCGCAAATATAAAGGCTAAAAAAGTATTTGACAAGGATTATTTTACGGACTACAGTCGAGGCTCAATCACTAAACGGAGGTACAGTTCAATGAAAGCATTTCCCTCACCTAGTCATAGCACTACTGGCATGGACTTGCGCGATTACTTTGCGGCGCAGGCGATGCAAGGGTTGTTAGCGTCCGACGTTCGCGCGACAATAACTGGATTTGCCGAAAGAGCCTATGCGATGGCAGACGCCATGATGGAGGCGCGCAATGAATCACTCTAATATCGTCGGCGGCTCTACCGCCAAGCGCGTCATCAACTGTCCGGCGTCGGTCGCTTTATGCGCCAAGATGCCGCCCAAGCCATCTAACGAACACGCCGATCGTGGCACGCTCTTGCACAATGTGATTGCCGAGTTGCTGGAGTTCGACAAGAAGCCCGAGCAGTGCATTGGCACCACGTACAAGGATCAGGTACTCACACAGGAGCTAATCGATGAGAAAATTATTCCCGCTCTCGCGGCCCTCGATGAAATTGACCCAGAAAAGCGAATGGAGTACATGGTGGAAACTCGCGTTGGCTTTGGTGATTTTCTACCTGATGTTTTCGGCAGCACTGATCTGCTTGGCCGCCGTGATAACCGTGCATTCGTTATCGACTGGAAGTTCGGTGACGGGGTAGTCGTTGACGCAGTTGAGAATCCGCAGTTGCTGTTCTACGCAGCCGCTGCCATGCGTACGGAAGCCGCCAAGTGGGTGTTCGAAGGCGCTGACGAGATCGAGTGCATCATCGTGCAGCCACCGATGATTCGTCGTTGGGTGACGACGTTTGAGCGTGTGCGTGAGTTCGAGCAAGAGCTGCGCTACGCAGTCAATCTATCTAGCTGGCCGAACCCACCGATGCAGACGGGTGATCATTGCCGCTGGTGCGCAGCGAAACCGATCTGCCCGCAGATGACTGGCGCAGTTGAGCGCGCGTTGAAGTTGCAACTGGTGAACCTGCCTGCTCAGCAGATCAGTCAGCAGCTACAGCAGGCAGATGCGATCGAGGACTATCTGCGTGACCTGCGTGCGTTAGCGTCCCAGATGCTTGAAAACGGACACCCGGTGCCAGGTTACAAACTGGTCGCCAAACGTGCGACGCGTCAGTGGGTAGACGAAGCGAAGATCGAAGCATGGGTTGACGCGAACAATATCAAGGACGCGTACGAGCCAGTAAAAATAAAGTCGCCTGCACAGCTCGAGAAGACGCTGAAAAAGGCTAAAATCGAATTTCCCGCTGAGATGGTTGTTGCTATCTCATCGGGCGATACGTTGGCACCGGACTCTGATCCGAGGCCAGCGGTGTTGCAAATCGGGAAGCAGCTAACTGCGGCCCTCAATAAACTTCAATAAGGAAATAGTCATGTCCAATATCGTAACCTTCAAAGGCGCTAACCTGCCTGCAGTATCCACCCTCTCTACCGCATTGCGTGCGCTCGAGACTGAAGTCGGCCCGGCTGGCGCGGTCATCCTGAAAATGGACAAGACCGGTCACTGGGTGTTTGGTGCAGACCAAACCGAAGTCGAAGACGATTCAACGTGGGCGATCAATCCCTTCTCGTTCGTGCATGGCTTTATTGCCTGGGGTGAGGGTGAGGTCTTGGGTGAGAAGATGGTGCCGGTCACCGAGCCGCTACCAGAGATGGAAGCAGCACCGCCCAACGCCAAGCGGGGTTGGGAGCCACAAGTCGGCATGTCACTGAAATGCGTCGAAGGCGCTGACAAGGACATGGAAGCGCGTTACACCGTGACGTCTGTCGGTGGTAAGCGTGCGGTTCAATCGTTAGCTGTTGCGATTGCCGAACAGGTTGAGAAAGACCAAAGCAAGCCGGTGCCGGTTGTGCGTCTGAAGAAAGACCACTATCAGCACAAGTCGTACGGTCGCATCTACACGCCAGTCTTTGAGATTGTCGAGTGGGTGTCGATGGACGGCGAACGCGATGAAGCGCCTGCAGAAGAAGCAGCGCCTGCTGCCGAGGCTGCACCAGCACGTCGTCGTCGCGGTTAAGTAACACGGGCCCAAAGCGGATGCCGGAAGCTGGAACGCACCACCAGCATGAGAAAGCCGGACGCAGCGAGTAGGCCCACCCTTTCTATGGCTCTGGTCATTTTGGTGTCAGGCATCTTTGGTCGGATCAACCTGACACTTCCTGAGTGACCGGAGCCACCCTCTCTCATAACGATGACAATACTTTGGGTTGACTTCGAAACACGCAGTCGCTGCGACCTCACCACACGGGGAGTCTATAACTATGCACAAGACGGAACCACCGATGTACTTTGCATGTCCTTCGCGTTTGACGATGACGAGGTTGTTACCTGGACTCCCGACATGCCATTTCCCGATGCTGTACGCCAGCACACGGGGCAGATACGCGCTCACAATGCGGCGTTCGAGCGACTCATATTCTGGTACGTCTTACAGTGTGACTTTCAACTCGAGCAGTTCTACTGCACCGCGACTCAAGCGCGTGCTAACTGCCTACCGGGCAGCCTTGAAGATGTCGGACGCGCCATCAGCAGCAACATGCGTA